AATCGGAAGAATTGCTTCTCGCTTTAAGCACCGCACGATCCACCAACTCATCGAGTTCGATGATATCCAATTCAACTGGTTCGGCACCAGGGACATTAATGGTTACTTTTGTATCTTCATCCGAAGGAAGATATACCGATGGAACTTTCTTTTCAACTTCTGACATTTTAGGTCCGGGGGTTAGGTGTAGAGGATGGAAGCACCCGTGCTTTCCAACCGAGATAGAATATCCTCGTTTAACAATGTTTTGTCAACCGTGTAAGTTTGTTCCCACGCGGCGACATAAATAGGGGTACTTCCTTGAACGCCCATTGGAGTAATCATCGATTTTCCGGTTCCTACCTTGATTGCAGGGGCACCCCCGATAGCAAGTACAGTTGGAATAGAAATCGGATACTGAGCACGAATCGCTTGACCCTTAACGGTAATAAAATAGCGACTGCCTTTTAATGCGTAAGTCTTACGCACCATAGGGGCCTCTATTTCAGGATGCCCTGACGAATAATTCGTTAAAGGAAATTCTGGATTCTCGGGGTCACTTCCTCCCGCAGTTGCGTACATACCCGACGCCAATCTAAAACCAGTTTCCGCAGATGGATCGGGGATGTTACCCGGCGTCATCGGAGTAGCTACGGTTTCAGGATTCTCGAAAATGTTAGTTCCTATCGGATTGCTAACATATTGTCGATATAACTTTTCTTCGCCATGCCACGAAACGTCGGCACCATTTAATCCTTCGACGGGAATTGTCGGATGCGTTTCACTGACATGGTAAGTCTCTTCATATTTAATCCATGAAAATCGAGGATCAATTTTATCTTCGACCATTTCCAACAAAGATCGATCGTTACTCGATCCGTAAGGCCCGTGAGGACTTTGCGTTACCGTGTTGGTATTGTCTTGATCGGCAGACAGATACCGAGTTGTCGAACTAGAACCGGAACCAGTTTTGCCAGGATTAGGGATACCGAACCACCCAACAATATCATCGATGCCTCGCGTCGGTTCTTTGTAATCAGGGTCTTGCTCGTTCGGATCAACGACAGTAGTGATGAACGAATGAGTCTGTTGCAGATTCCGCCCTTGATACATCTTAAAAGGATTAATCTCGTGCCCACCGTCTGCAATCTCAGTTCCGGCGTTGTCGTAGAACTGACGATTTTTCCTATTAGGATTAAACCCATCTTCCTGTTCAGGGTCAAACCCATACGCCGGATCAACGGACTTCATCCATTTAATCCATTGGTTCGACAATAGATCGGGACGATACTCCATACTCAAGCCTTTAGTTTCTTCATCGACAGGCATATTGTAACGACGAATATAATCATTATTCAATCGTTCAAAGAAGCATGTTGCAGAGAAGACATAGTTCAAGGGGCACAATACTAGGTAGTCAATATCGAAATTAAATTCCCTAGAGTAAATACTGTGCTTGAGTTTTACCTTCGTACAAAGGGCAGATACTTTATTTCTTGAAGTATCTTCCGCACCCGTAGCCGCCTGATTCATTTTACCTTGAAGGTCCGAGATTGCTTTGGTCGCATCTTGAGCCTTAGTAAACCGTTTCAGCTTGCGAGTACGTTCTGCGATTAAATACCACAGGACGAACCATGCGTATGCCGCGTGGAAGCGATGTGGAATTTTAATCTTACCTGAGAACGTATTCTTCCAAGACACCATTCCAGCACCTTGCATCGAATCACCGAACAATGACGATTCTAATGAATGGTCAAATTCGATATCTCGAATGCCAAGAGGGTATGCCGAATTGGATTTAATTTGAGTGTACTTCACGGTGAACTTAGCGGATCGTCCGTTGCGTTCAACATTAAAAGTTACAGTTTTATCGAATCCGTTTACTTGAGCAAATACGTCTTTGTAAATCTTAGTCGGAGTTGTGTTTCCAGGATTAAGAGGATTGTACGGAATTAATTCCGTAGACTGGACGGTTTGCTGTAACGGGTAAACAATAATGTTTAAATACGCCCTTGCCTTGTAAAGCAAGTTAGGGTTCGGAGCGTACAACGTTCCCGATACGTTAATTTCCAAATCCCCGTGCTTATCGATATCTAACCGAAGCTCCGAACTAACATCGATTAAAGCTAATGCTGAGTCCTGTAACCCAAGATGAGCAGGGGGAATCGTTCCATCAGCAGAACCTTGATGACTAAATAAACTCTGCATTGAAAGAGTATATTTTACTTTCCAGATTAATCTAAAATCATTCCCCCCAGGAAGTGTTTCGATTTTTACAGATAACGGCTTAGGACCATTAAACGAATCTACGAGTAATCCGTTACTGATTTGAATATCAAAACCCGTTATGGTTACTGGTTCGTTGCTTACCCCTGATACGATATTCCTCATCGGTCCCGGATAATTTGATAAATCGATTATTGATCCTGGAGTCGATAAAAAACTATCGAGAAACGTAATCAGCGTATTTGTATCGAGATTAACGTTATTAAGAGAATTACCCCCGCGCGGATCTGAATCGGTGCCTACACCAAAAGACGGATACACAACCGCTTCTTGAATTGCCGAAGGATTATTATTAGTATAAAAATTCGACAACACTGTTACCGAAGTCTGATTAACAATGGCTTCAATCGTTACCATCATTTCTTTCTTGATGGGACGAGTATCCCCTTCATCATAAACGATATCGGTATCGATTGAAACTTTCGTAACCGTCTTTAATTCGAGAGCTTCACGAATATCTGTAGGCAAAGTCAAACCATGAATCGGCCCTTGCTTATTTGCTTTATAGATAAAAATGCTGAGGCAGTTTTCATCTTGACGAAATGTATCAGCCATTTTTCTTTACGGGTTGAAATTTGTAATGTTGTTCGTTAAATCCCACGGATGAATATTCGTAGCAAACGAACCTTGAACTGCTGCTCTCGAATCTCGACCCCCTTGGAAGAAATCGTTAATTGGCCCAATGATATTCGTATTCGTCGCGGCGGGGTCTGTATTATCTTTAATGCCTTGCAAGTACATGATGATACGCATCAAATTGTATGTCATTGTTGGCAAACCTTGCGTTGTAGATACTTCTCCTGGGGCTTGTCCTGGTCCTTTCAAGAATGCCACATTAAACCCGTCTACTACCGTTGTCAGCAAATCAACAATATCCGCTGCGGCTGGTCCGATTATTTTAATTATGGATGTTTTCAAATCCATAACCGCTAATGCAAAATCCGTCCGAGCTTCAATGTAATCAGATGTAATGTCATCCAACTCCATGCTTTGTTCTAAACGAGCAAGCAATAAAGTTATATCTTCATTTACACGCGATCCAATAGTTCCCGGCCCTAATGATTTATCGGCAGCAGAAGCTACAACGTCAAATCCAACCGTGATTGCTTCGGTTATTGGGTTAATAACTGTGGAGCCGAGAGCTTTGCCTACAACTAAACCCGCTAATGCTCCTACGGGACCGAACATCGCACCTACCGCCGTAGCTACTCCAGTGGTCGCAGCACTTGCGGTACTCCCAACCATCCCAATAGCCTTACCGACATTTTTTTCGTCCTGAACTAATTCCCCGATTGATTTAAATCCGTCTGCGGCGATCTGGGATGCCTTGGCCGCTGCGGTCAAACCCACGGTGAGCATCAATAGGGATGAAGTCGTCATCGCTAGCCCGCCAGGACCGGCACCACCCCCAGGCACACCGGGGGGAGGCGAACCCCCTCTAGGGGGCGACCCTCCAAAACCTCCAAAACCGCCCCCTGTAGGCCCGCCAGGCGATCCTGGTGGATTCATACCACCAGAACCCCCAACAAACGGTGGCGGGGGCGTTCCGGCAGCCCCAGATTGAGCCGGGGTGGTGAACTGACTGGTAGTTGGGAATACGCTGGTCCCAGGACCGGCTTGCTGCCCCGTTCGGGGGGTCGGAATACCAGTACCGGAATCAACTACCCCCCTGTTGAGGATTGAGCCAATTCGATCCTCCACTTCGCCCATATCAACGTCTTCGCCCATCGCAACTCTTGCTCGGGCATCGTCGATAGTTTCGGCAATGTCAATCGATTGCGTTTGGCGTCGTTCCGTGGTCGCGGTCTTGGAGCGTTCCAATTCCTGCAATCTTTCGGCAGCAGTTCTATCAGCATTCTTTAACAGAGCCGCAACTTCCGCTTCGGCTTTATTAATTTCAGGTTGGAATATCATAATCTCCGCAAGAGCGGTAATCATTCCACCATCGATACCAACTGCCCTACCAATACCAAAAGTTGCTAACCGTCGGACAAGACGATCCGCATCCCCACGGTCATATCGATCCTGAATATCCTTTTTGGAATTTTTCGCATCTTCGGCAATTGCTTCTCGTTCCCGACGACGCTGCAAAGTCTCTCGACGTTTCTGAATCGAATTCTGAACGTTGGCCCGTCGTTGCATTTGTGACAACGATGAACGGTCTTGAAGATTCTTTTCTTTCTTTGCTTTAGCTTCAAGTTGCTTTTGAACTTTTGAAATAGGAACTTCAACCGTTCCCGCCAGGCCGAAGTCAACAGTCTTCCCGGCGTCATTCTTTCCACCTGGAATAAATTCGGGAAACTCCGTTGGTTCTGGAAGGGGAGTAAAGTCAGTTAAGTCTTGATCGAACAACGGAGCCGGTTCAACCGGCGTCGGCGATGCTACTGGTTCTGGAAGGGGGGAGAACGATTCCGCTTGCTGATCGAATAAAGGCGAAGGCACGGAAGGTTTAACGTTTGCACCAAAGTCAAACGAATCATCAATCTCCGTTCCTTCGGGGATAAATGTTTCGCTTAGTTTAACTTTCTTGGCACGAACCTTATTGGGCGATTTTTGGTTTCCTATCGCCTTCTTAGTTTGTTTTACGTTAAGTCCTGCAAGTTCTTTCGCGTAGTCTGCTGCTACGGACCGCCATTGCGACGCTGCATCGTCTCGCCCGTCTTTTGCGGCCTGTACGGCGTTTGCATCTGCTTCGGAGATTAACTTTGTTAGTTTTCGTCGATCCGTAGTCTTAACTTGCGATTTCGATTTAACTTCTTTCTTTGCCTTGGGCGGTTTTAATTTGAGATTAATTGCATCTTGCAATTGAGTCTTGTTCATTGCGGAATAACCGCGAATACCTAAATCTTTCGCTTGCTGTACCAGTTCGGCACGCGACGAATCCGCAACGGGCTTTACTGGCGTCTTACGCTTGCGTCCAGAAACGCCGTCAGCCTGCCCCGATTTGGAGGCAGGCTGATTGCTAGTTGGCCGTTTGCGGTCTTCGTCATCGTCGCCACTGAATTCAATCGTGATACCAGTAGCCATTACAAAAACCTTATTGGATTAATTATTAGTCTAGGTCAACCAGCGGAGCCGCAACGTTACGAACACAAGTCCAGAAATCTGTTTGATCGCAACCGCTTGCGCGAACATACGTTGTTACGGGAGAACCTTCGACAGTGGTAACGACGATTGTAACCGGAAGGATTTGAAGTGTCACCGTCAAAAATCGTGGACGGTGAGACAACAAAACTTCAATGTCTTGGTCCGGTGCCAGGATCGTTTTATAGAACGTCATGGAAATCGGATCAATCGTCGGGTTAGATGCCGTGGCTACACCTGCCGCAGAATGACACGCGGTAAGAACTAGCGATTTGGCAAAATCGAACATCTTGAGGCCGACACCATCGGAACTACCCCATTTGTATGCACCTAGCCCTCGACCAGTACCATGCCACCAAATGAGCGATTCAATAGCTTGAGCATTCCAGTTTTGGAGAGTCATCGTCATCGTCGGCAAGACTCCGGTGTGAATCATATCCACAACCGTTTCTCCGGTGATGTCTGCGGTAATGGGAATTGCTGTGGTTCGAAAGCGAAGTTGATGCCCATCGACCGAAACCAATCCCAAGTCAAGACCGTTCCAAGTGGATCGGTACGCACCAGCAACTACGGAAGATAGTCCGGCTGCGGCTGTGAACAATGCCATAATTATTCCTGAAGGTAGAGGGACGCTTTGATGATGGTCAGATCATCGTTAGTCAAGTTTGCAACATTAAATTCATTTTTGGAATTAATGAATCCAATTAGGTCGGTTGCAAAGTGGAATCGTTTATCTTGGATTATCGCGGTAACGATATGATCGGGTAATCCCAAATCACTTACCGTCGCGTTTTCTGGAAGGGAAGGGTTTGTTTGGCTCTTAGTCTCTGGAAGGGAAGGGTTTGATAGTAACCAGTCGCGTTTAATTCCCTGTAGGCATTTGGGGCAAGTCACGGCTGGGACTGAATCGGTCATATGCAACGCATTTCTTTTATCTACGTCGCATCCTAATGACACGCCCAACTTCTCTTGTTTAACAAAGTGAACCGTTGCAACGTTTAATGGTTTAAACTTGTCGCACGTTTCTTTTCCGCAGGGCATGACATCAAGATCGTCCGTGTGCTTGTTACAAGTCATACATCGATAAACCGACATTACTTTAAATCCAAGTTGAGTTTAGCGGCCATAATCTTTAAACTAGCGGCAACGATTTCTTTAGGATTAACGCAATCCCATGCACCGCAACCCATTCCTACTTCTTCTTCAACCGCTTCAACGTCTTCGTCCGAAATGTCTTTTGCTTCAATCGTCATTACTTTAATTCCAAAAGAGAAACTACTTATATTGCAATATTACTACTCTAGTACATTGCAATACTTAAAAGGACCACGCCCACCCGCCACCCAATCTATTGGAACAATGTAAGAAAGGCTTGTCAAGTAGGGGTTTTGACAAAACAAAGAGCACCCTATGTCCGGTCGTAAATCGGCTTAGGGATTTTTTGCGGTCCCCTTGAGTTTCAGTTTTTGGAAATAAATGCGATGTGTAGTGCCGGGGGACTTTTATTCCGAAATCTCCAGTTCATCCATGATGAATTGTGGAAGTTCATCACACTGTACGGGCAACCAAATTCGAGGGAGTAGTGCAGTAATGTCTACCTTCAATCCCGCAGGTTGCCTTTCGTGGACTTCTTTTGAATCATAAAAGTCGGCATACACTGGCATCGCTCGCAAATCTAAATAATTAACTTCGAGTCTACCGTCAACTCCGCGAACCCCTGGAATAGAGGCCTCTATTTGACCTCGAAATGAATTATTTAATTTAAGAAATAACCAGAAGTAAACCTTCTCGGCTAAATCCATGACTCGGACGTATCCGATATCCTGATTTTGAACAGCTTGCGTTCTGATTCGAGTCGAGCAAGTTGCAACGATTTGCAATTCGCAAGTTAATTGATCCCCTTCAAGCGTAAGGGACATTGAATTAGCAGACAAACGAATAAAGTCTTGCCCGCTTGTCGGATACGCTTTATCGAAGGGAACTACGTTAGCTTTAAACTTTTGCTTAACTAGGTCTTCGACGAGGCGCAGGAGGGTGCTCGCGATCATTTGAACTTCTCTCTTCCCTTTTGGTATTGTTATTAAGCAGTTGATCGTAAACTACTCTTGCCGCTTGAATCGCAATTCGATGGCAATCCATGAATGCAGGACCGCCCGGCTCAAGGCTGGCTTCAATTAAAACCCGTTTCGGTACGAGCTTAGGTTCTCCGTCTAAACCAAGAGTAACTCCACCGCTCAACTGTGTACCGGCTTCAACGTGTTCTGCATAAGGGATTTTATCGACATTAAACCCAAACTTTAATCCATCCAGATAAAAGGTCTGATCTGGACTTGCAGGGTAGATTCTATTATTAGCCACTTCTCCCGGAGAGAATGCCGCGAATAATCTCCCTGATCGGATATTAATCGGAGTTCGTCGATACGATCTTGATCGGCCTGGCGTCCCGAAATCGGTTTTGCGTTCACCGCCCTCAATTTTAGGCATATCTTTTAATGCTTTTCGAGCACGCTGCCTAATGCTTTTCGGATCGTTGTATTTCTTATAATTAGCCAGCCTCTCTCGATAAACAGCTAATTGATTAACCATATCAACGCCTTCCGATCCATGCCGCTTAGCATCAACTCGCAATTGGGGTGCCAGCTTTCTTTTATGATCGATCCTAGAGTGTCGTTCCTCTGTAGGATTATTCATATTGGCGGGGAATTGAGGTTGCGAGAATCCTTCTCGATGATCGTGGTATGCGTCATCTTCGTTATGCGGTTCTTGTGTATACAGTTCTTCCTCTTTGATGACATCGGTAAAGATGCTTAATTGTTTCCAAGTATTACCGTATTCATCCGTACCCCAGAATGCTCGATCCGCATAACTCTGATGAATCTTTTTAAGGTATTCAGTGTAGAGAATGACTTTGTAAGTTTGATGTACTTTGCCAAACCCACGAACTCTATTGAATAAAACATTTCGCGGGATGCCAAGCGTATCAACAGTTACTTTAGTCATTGGTCTGCCTGAAACGGAAACCTCGGAACTCGTTGTGCTGGGAGAACTCGGGTACTCGCCATCGGATTCGTTCGCTTAACATGATAGAAGCGAGAATCAAGCATTGGGGTTTGAACCACAGCACGGGCCTTGCTAGGGATACCGGGATTTAATACCCCGTCCCGAACCTGCTCAAGATCAATCAATGCCTGAGCGTAAAGATCAGTATAGAGAGAAGGATTACCCCTCCGAACACTAATTAAATAACAAGCAATATAAGTTGCTTGCTCTCTCGCCCAAACATTATTCTCGACATCCTCTTCCAGAAACTTCGTGCGAAGATAAAGAAATACTCGCTCCGAAGCTCGATTGATGATGACATCCAATTCTGTCGGACTGTCAATTAAATCCTCTAAGTGATTTTCGACTCCCTCAGATGAGAAGACACCTTGAATTTCCAGCATTGATGTTAATTGAGTTGTCATAATTATTTGCTTGAAATTGAATGAATGCCTTTCCCTTCCAGGAACTACAGGGGACCGAGCGAACCCGATCCCCCGTAGCCACCACCCAACCGACCTGCGGTTGATTAATCGAAAATAACCGTTGGGTTATACGTTGCGAGATACTGAGTCATAACAGGGCAACCGTTATACAGCATCTTCAAATCCACGCGAGGCGGATCGATTGCTTCTTCGCGACCCATAGCGAATCCGCTGACCGATCGAACAGCTTCCTTCAAATTGAATTGAATCGGTTCCGTACCATGAACCTTTTCGCACCAATCGCCGGGGGCCGGAGTCATCAACACTTCATTGTTGGGAATGAGTTGTTCGATATTCGCGTCATTCAGTTGTTCGGCCTGACGTTCCGATACCTGACCAGGGATATAAACCTGATTGTAGATATGGAAGATTCGATCCGGCAAACCTCGGAACACGATATCGGTGCCCGTATCTGGGAATCGTTGATTCGGGTCGATTTCACGACCAGTCATCGAATCGAAGATGCGAACCGAAACACCACCGACCTTATGCAGTTGGACGTTATTAAACAATGGAGCGATGGTAGTACCATTCCCCCAAATATGTTTAATCTTCGAACCGTGACGCTTCGCGGTGATCGTATCCAATTCCAAGAACT